ACTTCTCTCAGTTTACCCTCATTAGATACAGCTGCAAATACTGTTCGCGTTAGTCAAAATAGCGCGAGCAGTATCGCAAAAGCACAACTAAATTTTGTCAATACAAGCACTGTTGGTGTTACTGTATTTGATGATGGTGGAACTGCCAACATTTCATTTACCGCAAATACCGCACAAGAAGTAGCAGCAGCAAATACTGTTGCTGTATATTCAGAAGGTACATTGCGTTATGCAAATGCAAATATCAATTTTAATAATACAGCGACAGTCAACGTTGTTGTAACACAAGATACAAACGCAAAAAGTGCTAACCTTGAAATTTCTGTTAACACAGCAGCAATTATCACACTTGCCAAAGGCGAGAAAGGTCAAAAGGGTGAGATTGGTAACAAAGGCGATATGGGCGATCAAGGTCCTCAAGGATTCCAAGGCGCACAGGGTGTTCAAGGCGAAAAAGGTCAAAAAGGCGAACAAGGTGTCCAAGGCGTTCAAGGAGCACAAGGCGATCAGGGCGCACAAGGCATTCAGGGTGAAAAAGGTCAAAAGGGCGATCAGGGCATTCAAGGTTATCAAGGCGTTCAAGGTTCAGTTGGAACTGGATTGCAAGTTGAAGGAACAGTTTTTGATCCAATAGATTTACCTTTCATTGGCATTAATAATGGTGATGTTTACGTCACAAGCAACACACAAGAAATTTGGGTATTTAATTCGCTTGAAGGCTTGTGGAACAGCCTTGGTGAATTAAGTGGTCCTCAAGGTTTGGCTGGTGAACAAGGATCTCAAGGTTTCCAAGGAATTCAAGGTTCACAAGGCGTTCAAGGTCAAACTGGCGCAGGATTTCAAGGTGTACAAGGTGCTCAAGGCATACAAGGCGCTCAAGGTATTCAAGGTGCACAAGGCATACAAGGTGGTGGTGGTGCGCAAGGTTCGCAAGGTATTCGTGGTGCAACAACATGGACACCATTAGGAACTAACGTCACACAAAGTGCAACTGATTCAAATCTATACACAAAAACAAGTGGCGGTAATTCTTGGAACGCCGAAGTTTATTCTAAAGAAGGATATACAAGAGGTGTTTTCGTATCTGCAAATGTTACACAAACAAATGCGTATTTGATTGTTGGTCTTAATGAAGATCCTCAAGCAAATCCAAGTTTCACTTCAATTGATTATGGTTTCTACTTGGATCCAACAGGCAATGTTTCTCTCTTTGAAGCAGGTTCTTCAGTTCAATCACAAGGAACTTATGGAACAAATACTGTATTCACTATAACTTATAATAGTTTAAAACTTTATTATTATAAAGATGGTGAAATGGTTCGTGAAGTTACAAGAGCAGTTGGCAATCCATTGTATTTGGATACTGCATTTTATACCAGTGGCGCATCAATGTATATCACCTATGGTCCAATGGGTGAAGCAGCAGGTGCACAAGGCGCAGTAGGTGAACAAGGTGCACAAGGCAGACAAGGTGCTACTGGCGCAACAGGTAATCAAGGCGTTCAAGGCGCACAAGGTATTCAAGGCGAAAAAGGTCAAAAAGGTGAGGTCGGCGCTCAAGGTTTCCAAGGCGAAAAAGGTCAAAAAGGCGAAATTGGTGCACAAGGATTTCAAGGCGATAAAGGACAGAAAGGCGAAGTTGGTACGCAAGGTGTGCAAGGTTCAACGGGAACAGGTGCACAAGGTTTTCAAGGCGTTCAAGGTGAAAAGGGACAAAAGGGTGAGATTGGTGTGCAAGGTAGCACTGGCGCTGATAATGTTTCGCAAATTCTTGGTAAACAAACAATTTGGGTTCCTGCGATTGCAATGATTTCAACCACAACGAGTGGTGCAATATTAACATCAACTGAAACAACAACAAATAAGTTGATGATATCGACCATGAGTTTTGATGCTTCAATAGAAGAATATGCTCAGTTCATGATTCAAATGCCAAAATCTTGGAATGAAGGAACAATCAATTGTCAATTTATTTGGTCGCATGATACAACATCAACAAACTTTGGTGTTGTATGGGGATTAGATGCAGTTGCCTTTAATGACGCAGATGCTTATGATACTGCTTTCGGCACAGCAGTTACTGTTGCAGACACTGGTGGTACTGCAAATACTATTTACAGAACATCTGAAGCCACAGGATTGACTGTCGCAGGTTCACCAGCTGCGGAAGAATATGTCGTTTTCAGAGTTAAACGTGTTGTATCAGATGGTTCTGATAACATGGCAGTTGACGCAAGATTGCACGGAGTTAAATTGCATTACATAATTGATGCTGCAAGAGATAATTAATAATGTTGACAACAAACTTTTTAAGTGGTCTTGGCGCCAACTATCTTAAAACACTGCCAGAAACTGTATACCCACCACTTTCACAAACAGTTGCGTTTACATCTGCGACAGCACAAACGCGCATAAAATTGCCCAACTATGTCAATACCATTCGTGTGTATGCATGGGGTGGTGGTGGAGCAGGTGGCGGTAAAGGTCCAGGAGCACTTAAAGTATCACCATCACCAGGTGCAATGGCTGGCGGAATAGGTGGTGATGGTGGTTTTGTTCAAGCTGATTTTCCTGTACCACCAGGCGCAATACTTTATGTTCGTGTTGCTGGTGGTGGTAAAAATTATGCTGTTACTGCTCCTAGCCCATCTGCTGATTTTGCAAATGGTGGTGGTGGCGGATATTCATCAGTTGAACTTCCTCGTTCATTTCCAACATATCATTTAGTTGTTGCTGCTGGAGGTGGCGGTGGTGGAAAAGCGCCACCAGCAACTTCACCAGTGCCAAGCCCAACCTATCCTACTGGACCGTATACTGCTGGTGCAGACGGCGGACCTGCTTTTGCTGATGGCAGCAAAGTAAGAGAAGTATTTACAGATTATCTGCCTGGAAAAGGTGCATCTTCAAGTGCTGTTGGGCGCAGTGGAATCATACCAATTGGAGAGGTTCCTGTTCCACGTTTGGGTCCTGTTTATGGTCCAATTTATGGACCAGTTTCTCCAGGATTGGGACCATATAAGCGCGCACCTGATGGTGGATTTTTATCAGCAGGTGGTGATGCTTATGGTGACACAATTTGGATTCGCTCAGCACCATTAGTACCATCACCAGTCGCTTCAGGTCCTTTAGCGCCACTCACACCCTACACGTTTACAAGTTCAGCAATAAATGGTGGTGGTCATTGGATTTATGGACCAGTAAATAATCCGCCATTTAGCACACTTTCACAAAGATTATCTCCTGCTGATCCTAGTGTTCCTCCTGGAATTGCAAAAGCAAATAGTAATTTAATTGCTTGGCCAGATACTAATTACGAAAATGAGGCTTGGTCTATAAAAGGTGCAGGTGGTGGCGGTGGATATTATGGTGGTGGAATGGCAGCACCACAAGAATATTTTAATTTTACTTCAAATTTTGGAGAAGCAGGTGGCGGTGGTGGGTCCTCCTATATAAATCCAACAGGTACAAATCGTACAATGGCAAATACTGCACCAGGATACACTCCAAATCCGATTTATGTAGCCTATGCTACTGCAGCGCTACCAGACGACACAAAGGCTGCAACAGGAAGAGGTGGTCATGGTGGTAATTTTCCTCCCGCAACACCATTCCCAATTAGAAATGCTGCTTGGACCGCGCAACAAGGTGGAGACGGTTTAGTCGTTATTGTTTATTAATTTATTATTTGGAGATAATGATATGAGTGATCTATACAAACTTGGTTATAAGGTGATTCGAAATGCAGTTTCCAAAAAAATTCTCTCTTTTATGGCATTACAAGTTAATATGCAAAAAGATTATGAGAATTTTACCAAAGGAATTCCTTTGAATTCGTATATTGCTTATGATCCAAATCAACCGCAATCACAAGGAGATGAGCAAGTACCAAACGCATATAGTTTTTCACGAACCTTTTGTACTGAATCTTTGTTGATGACAATGCTTCCTTTTATGGAAGCGCAGACAAATAAAAAGTTGTATCCAACATATTCTTACGGTAGAATATACTTTCAAGACGCAGTATTAAATGTTCACAAGGATAGACCAAGTTGTGAATTTTCTGCGACTTTACCAATTGAAACAAACGGACAAGATTGGCCAATTTATATTCAAGATTTAAATGGTAAAGTGAAAGAAGTTCTACTCAAAGAAGGCGACATTTGTTTATATTGGGGAACTCAAGTATATCATTGGAGAGAAAAATTGGTTGGAAACAAATACATGCAGCTATTTTTACACTATGTTGATAAAAATGGTCCGCATGTTGAATGGGCTTTTGATAAAAGACCAATGCTTGGTGCACCTGCAGAAACTGTATTACCTAATCAAGAAAAACTACAATGGTAAAGCACCAATAAATATAAGATGGCAGAGATAACATACAATTATGAAGAAATTACTCCTAACGTAAAACCTTATAGAGGTTATGACGATTTCATTCATTCAATCCGAATACGAATGAGTGCAAATGATGGTAATAATATAGTTGAGACTGCGGGCGTTTTTGAATTAAACGTTGATCGTGAATTTACAGAAGAAAATCCTTTTGTTCCTTTTGATCAATGGAATCGCGCAAAAGTTTTAGAAGTTGCGGATTCATTAATCGCAAGGGCAGGAACAAAAGAACGACTTCAAATGAAATTAAAAGTTGCTGCCGCAAGACCTCAACCAAAACAATTCAACCTTTAATCGACCATGACAGTTTTATCCGCTCTTAAATCTGGTAACACTGCTCAGTTAGATGAATATACTGGTTATCTAACTGAGATTGTTTATGACACAGATAAAAACACCATTCGTGTTCATGATGGTGTTAAAAAGGGTGGTTATGAAATTCTGGGTGGTTATACCATCACAGGCAATACCATTAACTATGGTAGCAATGTTACACTACAGGGTGGTAACACAGCAATCACTATTGACGACAATGGCGTTCGAATTAATTCGAATACATTAATTGTTGGTACAACAAATGTTCTTGCTGCAATTGCAAATGCTGAAAATGTAATTATAAAAGTTGCAAACAATTTAGTTGGTAATGCAGCTGTTTTGAATTTTCAAAATGGCAATAATGTTATTATCACAACAACATCAAATGGCAATCAAATTAATTTGCGATTTTCATCAACTGCTACTGGTGGTGGGAATGGTGCAAGTGCATTATTAAATTATACTTATAGTTCAAATACAGACAATGTAACACCTGGAGTTGGTATCGTTAAATTTGATGATGCTAATTTGCAATTAGCAACTGAAATGTATTTGGATTATTTTGATGATTATACAAATAATCTTAGTAACTACTTTATAAATTTAAATAATGATGGTACTGGTTATATTAAAATTATCAGCGGTTTAAATCCAGAAAAATTTGCGATATTTGCATATTCATCAATAAATGACATTACTGCGACTGGTTATAATATCTTTACAATCAGTCATATTTCTGGTGGTACAGATACGTTTGATGATACTGAAGATGTAAGAATTGATTTTGATCGTTACAGTGAAACTGGTCCTGCTGGCAACGTTGGTGTTGAAATTGAAGAATGGTTGATAGGCGAACAACCTGTTATTAATTTCAAAAGCGGCAACACTGCAAATTTAATCATAACAGGCGAAGAAGATTCTAATAATTTTAGAACTAATGTTTATATTGATCTTGTTGCAACTACAGTAGTTGGTGCAAAAGGTGAGCCTGGAACACCAGGTGGTCCAGAAGGTTTTCAAGGCGCACAAGGTTTTCAAGGTGCACCTGGTGGTGCAAAAGGACAAAAAGGTATAAAGGGTGACGTTGGTACAAAAGGTCCTCAAGGTTTTAGAGGATATCAAGGCGTTCAAGGTGCTCAGGGTTTTCAAGGCGCTCAAGGTCATCAAGGTGTTCAGGGTCACCAAGGCGTGCAAGGTCATCAAGGGGTCCAAGGTACACAAGGTGCTCAAGGTGTGCAAGGCGCACAAGGTGCTACTGGTGCGCAGGGTGCTGCTGGTGTTTCAGATGTACCTGGTCCACAAGGTCCAGCTGGTTCTCCTGGCGCTCAAGGTGCCTCAGGAACTCCAGGAACTCCTGGCGCAGACTCATTTATTCCAGGACCAAAAGGCGATAAAGGCGATAAAGGCGATAAAGGTGAAGGAGTTCAAGGTGGTGCTGGTGCACAAGGTGCTGCAGGTCCTCCTGGTCCACAAGGCGCAACAGGAGCACCTGGAGCACAAGGCGCTGAAGGACCACAAGGCGCTACAGGTTCTGCTGGTACAGCAGGAACACCTGGAGAAAAGGGCGCAGCGGGTCCGCAAGGCGCGCAAGGTGCTGCTGGCGCACAAGGTGCTCCTGGCGCACAAGGTGCTACTGGTGCAGACTCATTTATTCCTGGAGCAAAGGGTGATAAAGGTGAACAAGGTCCTCCTGGCGCACAAGGAAGTTTAGGTGCTCAAGGTGATGTTGGAGCACAAGGCGCACAAGGTGCAATTGGACCACAAGGAGCAATAGGTCCTCCTGGTCCACAAGGCGCAACAGGACCAAAAGGCGATGAAGGTCCGCAAGGTCAAACGGGTCCACAAGGTCCTAGTGGATCTGGCGCACCAGGACAGCCTGGCATACCAGGAGGACCTGGACCACCAGGACCACAAGGACCACCAGGAACTGGTGTGCAGGGCGCTAAAGGTGACAAGGGAGATAAAGGATCAACAGGTCAAACAGGCGATGTTGGTCCACAAGGTCCACAAGGCGTTCAAGGCGCTCAAGGTATTCAAGGTCATCAGGGCGTACAAGGTCATCAAGGACATCAAGGTCGTCAAGGTGCTCAAGGTGCACAAGGTGTACAGGGTGAGCAAGGATTCCAAGGAATTGCTGGTGTTCAAGGTAATCAAGGTCGAATAGGACAAACTGGCGCAGCCTCTTCTGGTGGTACAACTTATTTGTTTCAACCACCAGGTGGACCAGATGGGTCAATAGGCGATAGTGATCCAGGAACAGGATTTTTCAGATTCAATAATGCTGACATTACCAGCGTAACTAGAGTCTTTATTGATCCAGGTGATGTCTGGTCTATTCGTCATGATACGTGGTTAAATTCATTTGATGACAGTACAAGCACTTATAAAGGCATTTTAGAAATTGAAGAAAATGCTGTGCCTGAACCTGGATTGGAAGAAGAACATAACTTCTCCATGTGGAGAGTAACACAAATACAATATGTTCCAGACACTGGTAGTGGTGAATACTTTAAGATTTATGTTGAATATATTTCTGGTCGTATGCCAGCATCAACATATGGTTTACCGTATTCAATTCGTTTTTATCGTACAGGCGATAAAGGGGAACAAGGTCCACCAGGAGGACCACAAGGATTTCAAGGTACTCAAGGACGACAGGGAACGCAAGGCGTTCAAGGCACTCAAGGATCGCAAGGTTTTCAAGGCGCTCAAGGTTTCCAAGGTGCACAAGGAGTACAAGGCGCTCAAGGATCGCAAGGTTTTCAAGGTTCTCAAGGTTTCCAAGGTGCACAGGGTCGCCAAGGTTCGCAAGGTTTCCAAGGTGCTGCTGGTTCTCCAGGTGTTGGTCCACCAGGTCCACAAGGTGCACAAGGTTTTCAAGGCGCTCAAGGAGTTCCAGGATTTCAGGGCGCTCAAGGATTTCAAGGCGCTCAAGGTAGCCAAGGATTTCAAGGCAGTCAAGGTTTCCAAGGTGCTGCTGGTTCTCCAGGTGTTGGTCCACCAGGTCCACAAGGTGCACAAGGATTTCAGGGAAGTGGAGGTTTATCTGGTCCTCAAGGATTGATTGGACCACCAGGTGTTCAAGGCGCGCAAGGTACGCAAGGATTTAGAGGATTTACTGGTTTTCAAGGCGAACAAGGTGCGCGAGGATTTCAAGGCACTCAAGGATCGCAAGGTTTTCAAGGCGCTCAAGGTTTCCAAGGTGCACAAGGAGTACAAGGCGCTCAAGGGCGAGAAGGAATCCAAGGCGCTCAAGGCGCAAGAGGATTTCAAGGCACTCAAGGTGCATCAGGTTTTCAAGGCGCACAAGGTGTACCAGGTTTTCAAGGTGCACAAGGTTTTAGGGGCGCAACAGGCGATCCTGGATCGCAAGGTGCTATTGGTGCTGGAGGTTTTCAAGGTGCGCAAGGATTCCAAGGTGCTGCTGGCGCTGGTGGGGCAGCAAGTAATTTAAATACACAAGTTATAACTGGCACAACAGGATATATTATCTTCCCATCAGATTCCGTTACAGGTATTGCAACAATACTTCAGTATGGAACAGTATCGCGCGCTGGGGCTAACTGGAATGAACCTGCTGTAATTACCGTCAACTTTCCAACAACATATCCAAATGCTTGTTATAGCGTACAATTAACGACTGATGGTTTTACTGCTGCTTATGATGTTTGGGCACAAGTATATTCAATTGGCTTTTCTTCATTCCAATTTCTCAATCAAAGATCTAGCAGTGGTGCAATACAACCATCTACATTGTATTATGTTGCATTAGGTTATTAACATGACAATTTATTACAGCCCAAATAATAAAGGTTTTTATGATGATAGGTTAAACTATTCATCATTACCTGCAGATAAAATTGAAATAACCACAGAAGAACATCAACGCTTATTATTTGAAATTAATTCAAATAATAAATCTATTATTATTTCAAATGGTAGTATTAACTTAGAAGAAAAACCGCCATTTGTAATAACCTGGGAAGTTATTCGCGAACAAAGAAATTTTTTATTAAAGGAAACTGATTATACACAACTACCCGACTTCCCAGAAACCAAAAAAACTCAGTGGGCTACATATAGACAGTTGCTTCGCGATATCCCACAAACCTATGCAACACCACAAGAAGTGATTTGGCCAACACCACCAACTTGAGAGAGTAATTTATGATTCATGCATTTGTGATTAATTTGACCAAAAATCCTACAAAATTAGCCTCTTTTATTAAACGATTTAATAATCAATTTCCCGATAAGTCTAAAATCGTATTAAATCGTTTTGAAGCCGTGAATGGTATGAATATCAACCACGACCAATTATTAAAGATGGGTTATGACACTTATCGCCCCTGGCGCGATCCATATCATAATCGTAAGTTTACACACGGTGAAATTGGTTGCACTTTAAGTCACATTGGTGTTTGGGAAAGATGCATTCAATTAAATGAGCCAATTATCGTATTTGAAGATGATATTGAATTTTTACCTAATTTTAATTTAGAAGATATTTTAGAGATTTTAAAAACAAAAGAGTTTGTTTACTTGTCTCGAAAAGAAATTGGCGGTCGACCAAAAAAAATTAACGATAAGTTAGCAGTTCCATCTTACTCATACTGGACTTGTGCTTATGCAATAACACCAATTGCTGCAGTTAAATTATGCAACAGTTTTGCTTACAATAATCTTTTGCCTGCTGATGAATATCTTCCTTTAATGCTTGGAATTCATCCATCGGCAGAACTAAATGATTATTTTATGCATCTACCTAAAATAGAGCCTCTTGCATTTGAGCCAAATGTATGTAAACCTATAGCAGGAGCATTTAATAATTCAGACACTGAGATTGGAACGGGAACAAAATATTTCAAAGATTTTGATCTAAAAGTTGTTACTGTTGCAACAGATTTGAACAAAGCCAAACAGTTACTTACATCTTCTGAAAAAAATAACATTAAAGTGAAGGTTCTTGGTGCGAATATCGACTGGACTGGCGGCGATATGAAGCGAGGTCCTGGTGGGGGTATGAAGATTAATCTTTTTCGAAATGAATTAAAAAATTATCGTAATGATGATATTGTAATGTTCGTTGATGGTTATGATGTATTGATTAATGAAGAAGAAAGCGGCATTTTAGAACGGTATTTAAGTTTTCACTGCAAAGTTCTTTTTGCAGCTGAAAAGGTTTGTTGGCCAGATCGAAGTTTAGAACCTTACTTTCCTGAACCTGCAAATGGATATCGCTATTTAAATAGCGGTTGCTTTATTGGTGTTGTTTCAGAGTTAAAAAAGATTGTTTCTGATGAGATAAATGATACTGACGACGATCAACTATATTTCCAGAAAAAATATATTAGTAAAAAATACGATATAAAACTTGACCATGAAGGTTATGTATTTCAATGCGTTTCAATGGTTGAAGATAAAATTGCGTTAAATAAACACAATCAAATTACCAACTCAGAAACACGCTGTACGGGAGTTATCTTACACGGTAATGGCGGTTCTGCGGCAAAAGATCGTTTCGACTCAATCTATAATTTCTTATTTTCAAATAATGCGCCAACCAAAACCAAGTTTACTTTCGCAAATACAAAAGATTTCAGAATAATCGGTCCAGAAATTATCTGCATGAAGTTTATGACGCCTCAGATGTGCGCCGATCTAATCGGCATGGCAGAAGAAACAGCGCGTAAAAATGGCGGTTTCAAGCCACTTGAATACGACAAATTTCCAGGACAAGAGCTTCGAATTAAAGCAATAGATCCAAGTTTATGGACTGCAATTGAACAAAATTTAAAAGAGTATGTTTTTCCTGTAATTGAATCGTATTGGGCACCAACGCAAATGTATGGCGTTCGAGATCTTTTTGTAATTCGATATAGCCCAGATACACAAAAATCGCTCAACTGTCATAATGACGCTTCTATGGTAAGTGGGACTGTTAAACTTAATAATGATTATACGGGAGCAGAATTATTTTTTAGAAGGCATAACATTAAGAATACTGACATGGAAGTGGGTGAATTATTGCTTTGGCCAGGACAGGTGACTCACGGTCACGAGAGCCTACCAATTACAAGTGGAACTAAATATAGTTTAGTTCTATGGACACAACGCCACCCAAGAGATGAAATTTAATGGCTAAACCTACCTCTCGCGCCGAATTAAAAGATTATGCGCTACGCAAATTAGGGTTTCCAGTCGTAGAGATTAACGTCGACGACGATCAATTAGACGATCGCATTGACGAAGCTCTTACGATGTACCAGCAATTTCATTATGATGCAGTTGAAAAGACCTATTATAAGCATCAGGTTACTGACGGCGACGTCGCTAACACTTATATTTCAATGCCAAGCAGCATCATTGGCGTAACTCGTATGTTTCCTGTCAGTTCCGACAGCGTAAACTCGAACGCCGCAGGCAATTTTAACATGTTTGATTTGACGTATCAGTTACGTTTGAATGAACTTTACGACTTTACCTCTGCAGATTACGTCTACTATGCACTCGCAAAACAACATATTCGCACACTCGATCTTCTATTTTTAGGTGAACAACCGATTCGTTTTAATCGCCATAACGATAAACTTTATATCGATATGAAATGGAATAATCGAATTGTTGTTGGAAGTTACTTGGTTATTGAATGTTATAAAGTAATCGACACAACCGCTTCCACAGAAGTTTGGAACGATAGTTGGCTTAAAAAATATGTAACTGCGTTGTTCAAAAAACAATGGGGCGAAAACCTCAAAAAGTTTTCTGGCGTTCAACTTCCTGGTGGAATCACACTGAACGGTCAGCAAATATGGAATGAAGCAGTTGAAGAAATTGAACATCTTGATCAATTACTTCGCGATACATACGAAGAACCGCCACAATTTGAGATTGGTTAATGCCAACGTCAGTTTATTTTAATAATTATAATTCTCACGCTGAGCAACGATTATATGAGGATTTAATCGGAGAAGTCATCAACACTTACGGGATAGATGCAAAATATATCCCGAGAGAATCAGAGTCATCATTTGATCTTATTTTCGGCGACGACCCAACTAAAAAATATGAATCGTCTTACCCAATTGCAGTATATGTTCAAAATGTTGATGGGTTTCAAGGTGGCGATTTGTTTAGTAAGTTTGGTCTCGAAATTCGCAAACAAGTTCAGTTTATTATTCCTCATCGCGACTTTAAACGTGGTATACCACAAAATTTAACACGCCCAAGAGAAGGAGACTTATTGTGGTTAACAAACTTTAATAATTTATTTGAAATTACTTTTGTTGAACGCGATAACTTTTTTTATACTTTCGGCAGATCAAGTTATTATGGATTTCTTGTTACTTGCGAACTATTTCGTTACAGTAATGAGAACCTTGCTACAGGCGACCCAGAAGTTGATGTAATTGAAGATACATTCGGTACTGTATTTCAATATACAATGACTGCAGGTGGAAGCAGCACATATATTTTAAATGAGCAAGTTTATCAGGGCACAGATCTTAATTCTGCAACTGCAACTGCTTATGTTTCTGAATGGGACAAACCAACTCTTAAACTAAATTTAAAAGACATCAAAGGCAGATTTGCAACAGGATCTGCGATTAAAGGCGTTGAATCGAATGCTAGTTATGTTTTATCAAGTGCAAACTTGTTTGAAAGTATTAATGATGGACTTGATAATAATTTTGATATTGAATCAGAAGCAGATGGTGGTATTTTAGATTTCACAGAATCTAATCCATTTGGTGAACCATAATGCTTGGTAGTCCATTCTATCATCGAACAATACGCAAAAATGTAATTGCGTTTGGGTCTTTATTTAACGACATTACACTTGTGCGATATTTAAAAAATAGTTCAACCGAAATTGAGCGCTTTCGAGTTCCACTTTCATACGCACCAAAAGAAACATTTATCACTAAACTTCTCGGTGATCCTGATTTACAGAAAAACGTGCAAATTGTTTTACCAAGAATGTCTTTTGAGATTACATCAATCACTTATGATTCATCAAGAAAACTTTCCTCACTTAATGAAACCTTTTTCATTAAATCTAATTCTAAACTAGACTATTTGCGCAGCGGTGTTCCATATACAATTGGATTTAATTTGCAAATTTATGTGCGTAATGTTGAAGATGGCACACAAATTGTAGAACAAATATTACCGTTTTTTAATCCAGATTATACTGTTTCTATAAACTTTATAGACAATTTAGAAACTAAAAGAGATATTCCAATTATTTTAAATGATGTTTCATATACCCAAGAATATGAAGGCGCTAAAGGAACTGTTCGTTATTTAATATGGACTTTATCTTTTAGTATGAAAACATACTTCTTTGCTAGTACATCAGAGTCCAGTATTATTCGTAAGGTTGTTGCAAATACTGCTTATGAAATTGAATCAACAGCGCTCCGTCAATTTATTTTGGAAAGTGGCTGTGTTTATAAACTTGGTGAAACTGTATATCAAGGACCAAATATTCCCAATGCTACTGCAATTGGTGTTGTGACGAATCAAATAGGAAATACGGTTACAGTTCAATTGCGATCGGGAAAATTTGATATAGACAAACCATTATTTGGTAATGAAACTCGTGCAAATTGTAATATCATTGCAGATATAAATGAACCGCTTCAATTAGTCTATCAATCAGCAACACCAAATCCTTTGACGGCAAATACAAGCAGTGATTTTGGTTTCACAGATGTATTGCAAGAATATCCTTACATTTATCCTGTTACTGCCAATACAGACAGTTACAGCACAGATTCGTTAAATATTACCGTCGACACCAATCAATTAACCTCAGACGAAGAGCGATAAAATGGCAAAGCAAACTATTAATCTTGGATCAGCAGCAAATGATGGTACAGGCGATAAACTTCGTGTTGCATTTGACAAGATCAACGATAATTTTACAGAATTGTATGAACAAGGCGACAAAGGCACAAAAGGCGACAAGGGCGAACCTGGCGCTGGTGGTGGCGGTTCAGGTGCACAAGGTGCACAAGGATTTCAAGGCGTTCAGGGTGCTACAGGATCTGCTGGCGCACAAGGCGATGCTGGCGCAAAAGGCGAAAAAGGTGATGTTGGCGCTCAAGGCGCAGCTGGATCGACTGGCGCACAAGGCGATGCTGGCACAAAAGGCGATAAAGGCGAACCTGGCGCTGGTGGTGGAGGTGGTAGTCTTGGCGATTTACAAGTTATTGCAACTACATTAGACATAGCCAATACCACTAACAGTAGCATAATTAATATTGGAAGTGGTCCTGCCAAATTAACAATGGAATTGGACGCTAATAATGATGCATACCTAAAATTGCAGGCTAACACAACTGGCAGTGAAACTTTTTATGAAAGTGGGGATTATACTAGTGGCACATATACAGCAGGTGGTAGTGGTGGTTCAATTTCACTTAGCGGCGCCAACAATGTACAAAACTTTTTAAACAATTTGTCGACACCTGCTAGAATTGTATCACTCACAATTAACGGAACAGACACTGTTCCATATGACGGATCAGGTTATGGTGGCGGTTCCGTCACGCTTAATACAACAACACCTCCAACAGTAAACCCAACTACCGTTACAAGCATTCGATTCAATGTTGTTTATGAAAATAAATTTCTAATTGATAGAGATGAAGGCGATTATGGTATCTACATCGGAGATCATAATTTTGACATTAGAAGTATTCGCGACATTCGTCTATATGCAGGAGATGATTTTTCTATTGAATCAAACGATAATTTTGATTTACGAAATCGCAGTACTGACACTGGAATACGATTAATAACAGATTATAATAATGCTCAACATCAGTTAGAATTTCATGCTAATGGTGCATTACAAACTGCAGCAAATGGCGTTTACACCACTAAAGTTCAAAGTGGTGGAGAGTTTAATGAATTGAAATTAGGATTTGACAATGATTTAACTGCTAATGGCAAATATTTGTCATTGCGCGGTGGTGATGATTCTGCACATATACACTTAGATACTGGCGACGGCACAACTTACGATCAATTTTGGGGTGATGATAGTAAGTATGTTAAACTAGACAGAACTGGTAACGTTGCAATTAGAGCATACGAAGCTGGAAATAGTTATGGCAACGTATGGACATTTGTGCCAAATGGAAATTTGAATTTGCCATTAAATGGTACTCTCAACTTTGGTCAAGGATTAGATTCACTAGGTATTCCTGCAATTAACGGCGCGAATGATAGAATACGTTTGTGGGATTTTGAAGGTGGCGGATCAGGTTATAATTATGCGATAGGTGCTGAAGGAAATCATATGTGGTTCACTATGGACGTGAACAACGGCACAGGTGGTTTCAAATTCTACAGCAGAGATACTCAAATCTTTAAGATTCGTGATGATGGTGCGCTTATATTTGCAGATAGTACGGTTCAAAATACAGCATTTACTGGAACTGCTGGACCACAAGGGGCACAAGGTGTGCAGGGTGCTGTTGGTGCTCAAGGTGAACAAGGTGTTCAAGGTGCTGTTGGCGAACAAGGTGCTGTTGG